CCGTGCCGGCCTTGGCCACGACGCGGTACTGAACGGCGCCCGGAACCGCGTCCCAGACCACCTTCTGATCGATGCGAATGTCAGCCATGCGAGTCCTTTCTGGTACACCAAGAAGGTGTCCAAATCCGATATAGTATACCGGACTTGGACACCACCGTCAACTCATGCGAGGATCAGGGAATGTAGGGCACGAATCCCGTGCCACCGCCTCCCGCCTTCTGACTCCTGTAGATCAGGGTCATGTTGGTCTGGATCTGGAACCGGGTCTTGGTGCCCGTGCGCGCGAGCGTCTCGCTCGTGAGCGGGGACAGCCAGCCCGTCTCGAAGAACGACGGATCCAGGAACACGATGGAGTTGCCCGACGTGATCTTGGTCGCCGACTTGAGCTGGTCCCGGGACAGGTAGATCCTGACCGTGCCGAAGTCGCTCTGGTGCTCCTCGATGACCAGCTTCTGGATGGGCGTCATGGCCGGCATGTACCGTGTGACGTTCGTCGAGAAGAGACTGATCGTCCTCTTGAGCCACGAGTTCACGAAGGCGACGGTCGGGGACACGTCGACAGCGTTGTCGTAGAAGAGCTGGAGGAGGTTGTTGAACACTTCCTCGGTCAGCGTCGTGCCGCTGGAGGCCGTGAAGTTGGTCGTCAGGATGTTGAGGAAGCCAGGGAACTGGCGAGCCGCATCCGTCGCGCCCGTGGCCGCCGAGCCCCGGTGAAGCGTGTGCTCCACGTCGTTGAGCAGCTCGTTGACCTTCTTCTGCTCCTGGTAGAGGTAGGCGTCCGAGAACCCCTTGTGGTCGACGAACTTCTGGATGTCGGAGACCTCTCCGAACTTCAGGAAGTTCTGGACGTGCGTGAACGTCCTGGTCGGCGTCACAAGGTTGGGGTTCGTCGAGTCGACACCTTCGACCCAGGCGTTGTGCGCGCGAGCGGCGAGGACATCTTCCTGCCACTCGACGTACGTTCCGGAGACCTGCACCTTACGGAGCAGGGCGAGAGCGGGCCGATCGATCGGCGACACGTTCTCGATGAAGTCGAGCAGAAGTTCCGGGATGGACCCGCCCTGGGGGCGAGCGCCGTCCGTGAACTCCTGCCACGTGAGAAGCTGACCCATGTCAGTTGCCTTTCAGTTGTTGGGATTGCTCAGGCCCGGACGCGAGAGCCGTACAGGCGGAGCAGTTTGTAGTCCTGGCGATCGGAGGTCCCGTTGCGCATGCGCTCTCGCGCCTGCTCCACGGCACTTCGGACCGACTTGTTCTGGACCACATCTGCCTCCACCGTGTCTCCGCCGCCCTGAGGAACAGGGACATGCACCGCGGCAGCGCGTTTCTTCGCCGCCATCGTCTTCTCTTCTCGTCGCTGATCGGCCACGATTCCTCGGGCCATGATGGCAAGGATGCGGGGCTTGTCCTCGATCGCCGCGAGGTCCGGGCGAGCTTGCTCCAGCATGATATACGCCTGCCGAAGCTCACTGTTCGGATCACGGAGGTCGGGGAACTCACCCGCAACGTCCTCGAAGACCTGGGCCCACCGCGCATTCTGCTCGGCGTGGCCGAAGATCTGACGCTGCGACTCGTAGAGGGGGGCGACAGCCCTCTGGATCGCGGCCTCGACAATGCTCCCCACGTCTGGGGCCAATCGTCCTGCCGAATCCGCCTCACCGGCACCTCCAGCGAAGATGTCACCCGAGGCATTCACGGGCGGTTGGGCGCGAGAGGTGGGAAGCCTGGAGACTACGCCACGAAGCTGTTGCATCTCCTGCGTCACAGCGGCGAGCTGCGACCGGAGTTGGTTGTTCTCGTTCTGGGTCTCGTACTTGACACGCACGAGGGTATTGATTCGGTTCTGAAGTCCGGCCTTGCGCTTCGCGCCCGGCTGCGGCTCGGAGACCTCGGGCTCGATCTCGCCTCGCGACTCGTCGGGCAGGTTACCCTCCGGCACGATCGAGTCTCCGACCTGGCCAGTTCCGCTCGCGATACGCGAGGTGGGGAACATGTCCGGGGGAGGACCGTCGTCGAGGTTCATGCCGCTGGACACGCCGTCGAGAGCTTCGGGTGCGATGGGACTGGGCATCGGCTAGCTCATGCGCCCGAGGTTGGGTAGGGGATGCGGAACGGGAAGTCGTCTGGATACTCCAGATAGGGCTCCTCGACCTGGGCATCCAAGATGCCACTCCCCTCGACCTTCTGCTCGTCGGGCAAGAGCGCGAGCAGTCCGTCTCGGATCTTGCCCACTGTGGACAGGACCCCGATGTTTCGTTCTGGCGTCACTCCGGCGGCGATCTCGTTCAGCGCGAACGCCTCCAGGCCCTGCAGCATCCCGGCCAGCAACGGCGCCATGGCCGAGCCCAGGAAGCTCGCCCCGATCTCTGCGATCGACTTGGCGTACTCCTCCGGCTTCTCGACGCGAAGGCGGGCGAGCCCTTGGACGACTGGGAGCGGACGATATTTGATCATGGTTTCTACTAAGGTGCCATGGCATCGGGGGTTAACTGCCTGAATTCTTCTTCAGGACGGTCAACCCATTGTTGTTCTCGTACTTCAGGAAGACGCGCCACTCCGGGCGGGCCGCCAGGAACTCCTGGATCGCCGCGTTGAGTCCCGGCTCGGTCCCGTCCTCCCCACGCTCTCCGAAGGACACTGTGTCGTGGAAGACCAGCCACTTCTTTGCCTTCGCGCCATGGCGCGCCAACTCGATCTTGAGTTGGGCGTAGGTGTGAAGCGTGTCGATGAACAGCATGTCGCAGGGCTCGATCTCGACCGTGCGCGTATCCGCGATCTTCATCACAAAGTCCGTAGCGTCTCCGGCCTCCAGGATGAACGGTCCCGCCATCGAGCAGGGGTTCAGATCGATCGTCATGAACTTCTTGGGCCGGGCGGACAGGATCGCCACAGTCGAGATGCCCTCGCGCGTCCCCATCTCGACCACGGAGTCACAGGTGGAGGCGAGGCGGAAGAGGGTCGGCAGATGCTCATTGATGTCCGACGGGCGGATGCAGGCCGAGGTAAACCACTCAGCCAGGTGCGACGCTTCGAGGGCAACTTTCTTGCTCATGGTCGTGTTGCGATTCCCCAACAGTCCCGCTCACAGACACCAACTTCAATATCAGAAAGGCCCCGCAGCATGTACTCCATGCCGTCGGGAAGAATCCTCCAACAGTCAACCGGGTAGCGGTGGATCTCCCACATCCACGGGGCAATCAACGCGATCACCCCACCCGGCCGGAGGACCGATCGCATGGCCTCGACGGCCCGGATCGGGTCCTCGCAGTGCTCCAGCATTTGGCCGCTGATCACGGCATCGACCCGGCTATCTAGCCCGGTCCACAGGTCGAACACACTCAGCACGCGGTCCACGTTGGGGCCCGCCTGCTGATCGATGCCGATGTACTCCCAGCCACGCCCCGTGACCATCGAGCGGTAGGACCCGTTGACATCGAACGAGCCGACGTCCACGACGAGGGGCCGCGCCTTGAGAAGCCCCAGCCGGTTCTCGACCTTGCCAAGAAGGGTGGCCATGAGGGTGAGCGACGAGGTGTGCATAGTTACGGCGCGGCGACCGGCTGTCCGGTGATCTGGGAGGCGGCCTGGACCACCTGTTGCATGGCGGTCGCATCCTCGATGGAGCGCACCACCACCTTGGCGAAGTTGGGATCCATGAGGTCGAAGTAGTTCTTGTAGAGGGCGTGCTTGTCGATCAGACCGGTTTGGTCCGGACCGAACAGTTGGATCTGTTCGCGGGCGCGCGCAATGGCCAGCGCCTTGTTCGTGTTGGCCGGGGTGCCCGCCGGGTAGATGTCGTAGTCCTTGTCGACTTCCTTCTTCCGGATCATGCGGGGTTGCTCCTCGCCCTGCACCCGGTAATACTCCTCCTCGGGACCGAACTCCAGCCACAACTTCCAGAGTTGGAAGTGGACGTTGGACATCGACTCCTGGAACAGGCCGGCGTCCCCCCCGAAGACCGACGAGATCTGGGCCGTGATGGTCTCGATCTCCGTCGCCGTACGGCGGTCCGCAGTGCCGAGGGACGAGATGGTCTGGTCGAACACGCCGATGTACTGCTCGGCGAGCGACTTCGTGTAGTTCTCCTCGGTGAGGAACTGCTGCAGCGGGCGGTAGTCCATGACCACCGGCTGGAGATCGGCCACATCGGCCAGAGGGATGATGGTGCCCGGTCGATACTTGATGTTGCGCGCCAGCTCGTTGTTCACTGCCCTGACCTTCAGCATCGGGGACAGGACGATCTGAATCGCGTCAAGCCGGCTGTTGTGCATCCGGTTCGTGAGCTTCTGGAAGACCGTGAGCAACTCGGCCACGCCTCGCGACTGGTAGGGCCTGTTGGAGGTCTTCTCGACCTCGAACTTCACGATCGGCCACGCATCGAACGGCATCGGAGAGTCCAAGATGGACGCCACGGTCGCGGTCGCCGGGTGGTACCAGAGGATGACGCGCCGCGCCAGTCCCGTGGCGTCGACGATCATCTTGGCGTACACCTCCCACATCACCTCGTACGGGATCTGGTTCTGGGAGTCGCGCTCGGTGACCCCTTCGACCTTGCGCAGCGCGTCGACGAGCTGGGCCCGCCCAGCCGTGGTCCGTCCGTCGAAGGCCGTTCCCTCGATGTCGTCTCCGCGCATCGAGCGCGAGGTCATGCGGTCGAGGATCTCGGCCGCCTTCTCCGCAACGAAGAGCCCCTCCTTGACCGCGCGTCTGATGTCGTGCTCGGACATGCGATGGACGATCGCGATGAAGTCTGGGTCGTCATCCTCGCGCGCGACCGGCGATTCGACGACATCGAGTGGGGAGATCGGGTGAGTGGCGAAGCGGTCGTGGAGAACTGTCTCGTAGTAGATCTTGACGTACTCCGCGCCCTGCAGTATCCCCTGGACCGCGGCGGACAGCATCGAGCCGCCCTCGTCCGTCGGATCGTTCTCGTCGATCGCGTACTCGGCCTTCAGCGCCTCGGCGACGTGCTGCTCTGGGGTGCGCTCCGCCTGGGGTTGGGCGTCCGGGGGCACCTGGCCCTGCGCCGTGAGCTGGGCGAGTTGGTCGTTGAAGGCGCGGGCCTGGGTGTTGAACTGTTCTGTCGCGGCTGCCGGCCCGCCCGGGAACAGCGAGGCGACACGAAGAATTCGGCACGTGCGGCCGGTCTTGAACTCCCAGCCTTGGCGGGCCCAGGCCACGCCGTGCTGCGCGAGGAGGTCGGCCAGGATCGTGAGCTTCGCGCGAAGCTTGGGCTGGGTGTGGAACTTCCAGTGGTAGAACGCCTGGGCGCTGCGCGCGGCGTCGATGTTCTCCGGCTTGGTGGCCTTGAAGAAGGCGACCGGGTCGGCGTCCATGACCAGGCCGATCATGTTGGGCTTCCAACGCCGGATGATGCCGTCGGTCAGGGGGATCGAGTCGTTGTTCGAGCCGACCCACGGGATGGTCTTCTGCGGCCGGATACCGCGGCGCTGCTCGACCAGGATGCGTTGCTTGCTGATCCAGGAGGCGCGGATCTGCTCAGCATCGATGATGCGCTCATGCAGCGCCTTGACTTGGGCCGCGATGTCAACGTGGATCTGACCGGTGGCCTCGATCCCCAGGGGGTTCCCGCGCGTCTTCATGCATTCCTCTGTGGTGTCTATACTTGTGGGCGCAAGCGGGTCATAACCGCTTCAGAACTTCCTGCTTCTCGCGCTCGGGCAGTGCCAAGATGTACCGTTCGAGTTCGCCATCTAGCTTGTCGAGCACGTCGCCCAGGACGATCTTGTCGAACGTGAGGGGGGTGCGGGGATCCTGGTTCCAGTGACGGGACCAGAACATGTGCGTCCCGATGTCCCCGATTGAGGCCCCGTAGTGCTTGGGATAGTGGTCGCGATGCCGGATCAGACACACCGGCAGCCCGGCTCGCTCGATGTCGCGGAAGGCCACGTTGAGTGGGTCGCCCCAGCTCGGCTCGTGGTCGCGCTCCCCCCACTTGCTGAAGGGGATGCCCCGTAGCTGAAACTTGTCGGCGGCCCACCACCACATGGCCGAGCAGCCCCGGTTCTCCAACTGCTTCGACTCCTGCAGCCGGTACACGAACTCCGCGGCGGCGAAGACCGGACCGTTCGGCTTGTCGATCAGGTGGGTGCCGGGAAACTCAGGGCCGGGCAGGAAGTCGAACTCGCTGAACACGGCGAAGCGTTCGGGGCGCGTCTGTTCGTCCTCCCACATGTGCTCCAGCATCTGCTCGGGCAGTCGTGGAGCGCCCAGGTTGTCGTGCACGATCAACCGCCACTTGTTGGTGCAGGCGGCCAGCCCATGCCAGATCGCCTCTGCGATGTCGTGGCGGGGCCCCTCGAAGGCTCGGATGATGTTGACGTTGATCATGGTGAAAGATGCCCGAGGAGGGATTTCAACCCCCATCGCCGCTGTGCATCGCGGGTTCTATCCTGTTGAACTACTCGGGCCTTGACAATCACTTCTTGAAGGCGTTGACGATGCCGGTGACAAGGGACGACACGCCGCGTGCTGCAGCCTTGGTCGTTATGACGGTGCCACGCCCGAAACCACGCGCCGCAGACTTCGCGACCAGGCCGCTCAGGAACGTCCCGATCACGATCAGCACCCCGGCCGGTGTCGGGTTGGTCGCGATGTCCGTCACCGCCTGGGGAACGGAAGCGAGGGCGTCCGAGCCCACCTGTTGCCACTCTCCCAGAGTGCAACCGACGAAGACCACGAGGGCGGTCACAGCGAACAGCAGATCCCAGTAGAACCTACGCATACCAACTCTCCTGTGCAGCATTCTCTTTCTTCCATTCCTCGTCCGACCACATGTCGTGCGACCCGGCCAACGCTGCATCCACCGGGTAGAGGATCGTATACCGAATGATGTCGATCCAGTCCTTCCACTCATCCGATCGTTTCTCGGCGTACTTCGTCGGATCGCGCGAGAGCAGGACTCCGTAGTTCTCGCACGCCATCGCCATGTTCTTGCAGTTGTCGTGGATGAAGATGCGCGGCGTATTGGTGGGGGAGATCGGGAACGTCTTGTCCCAGCGCAACATGTCCACGATGAGTTGCTCGCCGAACTCCACAGTGCCCGTGTTGGGCACGCGCGTGTCGAACTGCATGTCGGGGCCGAGGGCGGCCATCTGATCGGCCCAGGGCGTCATCTTCTCGCCCACCGTGGTGAACGCCGCCTTGGCGAACCGCGGGTCGGCGATCTTGACCCGCGAGGGCTCGCGTCCTTCCACGTTGCGGATCAGGATCGCGAGAGCGGTGGGTGGAATGCCTCCCGATGTGATCTTGTTCCACTGCTCCGTTGGATACTCCCGGATGAAGTGGTACACGCCGTCGGGCGACCGCTTCCACCACCCCATGGCCGGCGGCCGGGCGTGGTGGGGGTCCACCGTGAGGCCGGTGGTCCAGTCCGAGGGGAGCACTCGGGCCGGGATGATGTGGACGCGGGACTCGAAGTTGTAGAGCACTCGGTTCGCGAGCGACTCGAAGTCGCCCTCGATGCGGGCCTTGCGCTCCGCCTCGGACCACTCGCCATTCTCCTCGAAGCGCTTGATCTCGGCCTCGGACAGGGCCGGGTTGTCTCGCTGCAGCATCTTCAGCACCGTGGCGTTCTGAGGTGTGTTGCGGACCCACTTCAAGTACATCCAGGCCGCGTTGGCCCCGAGCGGCGTGAGCGTGAACATGCACGGCCCTCGGTCCACGGCGAGTCCACGCCAGATGCCGTTGAAGATGAAGGGCGGGCAGGGCTCGTCGAACAGGGCCCAGTCGAGCCGGGTCCCCTCGAAGCTCAGGGCCTCCTGCTCGGCCGAGGCCAGGATGGTCAGGGAGCCGTTGGGCCATCTTATCTGGGTGGGCACCCCGAGCGCGCCCTTCACGACATGCCACTCCGTTCTGAGTTGGGGCGTGGTGAACCCCTCCAGGACGGGGAAGATGATCTGGCCAATCCCGCGCTCGCGCGAGAGGCCCGTCACGATCATCCCGGTATTGGGCACCTGAAGCGGAACGCCGGCGCTGGTGCGGATCCAATACTGGGGAGAGACCTCCTCGCGGGGCGGCAGCCAGCCGTTGACCAGCTTGAGGTCGGGCACGTCCCAGAAGCGGTAGCCGTGTGCGCAGCCGATGTGCTGGGCCTGGGAGACCCAGGTCTTGCCGGACTTGTTGGCGCCAAGCACGACCACGATGTCCTTCTGGCCGAAGGCATCGTGAGCGAGTTGCTGCTTAGGGGAGGGGCGGTAGTACAGAAGCGGGGATTCCCGCCTCCGACGTGCCCTCTCCGCCAACAGGTGCAGCGTCTCGATCTTCTGCTCTCTGTCCTGGAGTGACATCGATCACCTCGGTTGCCCGCATCTTGTCCTTGAGCATCAGGTCCAGCTCGTCGTTGGAGAGCTTGGAGAGGTCCATGCCGCGGTGATGCACGACCTCGGTCCGGTTGATCATCTGCCCGTACTTCTCGAACAGGAGCCGGGCGGCCTGCACGTTGCCGTTGACGGCCTGGTTGTACATGGCCGCGGAAACAACGGACAGGCGATTCGACACGAAGGCGCCGAGCTTCGCGTTGATCCAGGCCACCCGGACAGGGTCGAGGAGGTAGCGGCGCAGCTTGTTGATGTGCACCCCGAGGTCTTCGGCGAGGCGACACATCGACGTGCTCCCCTCCAACATGCGGCCGGCGATCGCCACGTCCAGTTTCGTCGGCTGATAACTGGACAACTCGTCGGGGTCGACCGAAAGGCCATAGTCCATCACCTTACGCAGGGCTGGACTTAACACGACGGGCCTTCCCCCGCGCTTTGATGCGTGCGAAGTGCGCCTGCGTGAAGTCGTGGACGCGGCCCTCGGTTGTGAATCCGACTGTGACACTCCGATTGCAACGGGGACGCGCGCAAAGGATGAGGAGCGACTCGAAGAGGAGTCGATCGGAGTGGTCCGCGACGGGATACCAGAAGACTCGGGTGAAGGGCTTGGTAGCTTCGCGGCGGTGCGTTCGTATTCGGTCATGGATGTCCCAGGACTGCCCGATGTACTGGATCTCGCCCTCGTCGTCCACCAGGAGGTAGATGCCGCCCTGGCTCGACGCCGGCAGCTCAGGCTCGGGCCTGAACGTCCCAGGGGACGGAAGGAGCGCCAACACGGGCCAGGTTGAGGAGTTGTGCTTCATGTGGTACACTCCTATGAGTGTACCTCATGTCCAAGAATTGTGCAAGGAGAACCCCATGAAGGCTGTGACCGAGCGCTTTTTGAAGGAGATTACGCGGGACGATCCGCGGTATCCGAGCAAGATCAACTATCATGTGGGCATGATGCTGGCCGAGCGCCTGGTCCAACTGACCGACGCGCGGGGCGAACAGGTGATCAACAGGTTCGACACGGAGGAGGTGAGCGAGATTCTCGTCGATCTGATCAGCGCTGTGGTAGCCATGACCGTGGTAGACCGGAGTGGGGCTATCGTGGAGGGGGCCCAAGAGGTCAACAGTGGCTGGGGTAGGTAAGGTCACCTTATGGTACGACGATCCCCAGTTCCCGGGGCTCTGCCCAAAAGGTGTACCAAGAGTTGACGATCTAGGACGATTTGAGGGGGGTCCCCAACTCTCTCTCTTATATCTGATAATAGAGAGAGAGTTGGGACCCCCCCCTCAAAACGACCCTGTTTGTACACATCTGGTACACGAAATGAACAAACCCACCCCTTGGTTCCCGAAGCTCGACGGCCTCCCGCTCGTCCGAATCGACCGAATGCGACATGGCATCACGACTTGGGAGAATCTGGCACGCCAGATCCCGGCGCTAAGCTTCGTCTGGGCCTGTCTGGACCACAAGCGACAGCATGCGGTGATCCAGGCCACACTGCCCAATCGTACCATTCTTCGTGACACGCCCCTCCTGCGCTCCATCTGCATCCGAAAGCTGCATCGGTACAGTCGTCGGTGGCGCGCCATCTGGCGCATGTTGGCCGCGACACCCTGGTGGCGACCCTTCCGCCGTCACGCTTTACGACGGATGGGTGGGCGCTGGCTGGAGGAGTTCAGTCGACAGTATGGAAGGTTGCATCATGGTAGACTATGATCCGTGGATCGCGGACTCGATTCTGCTCGTTCTGCTCCTCATCGCTGTGCTCTCCGGCATTCTGCCAATATGGCAGACCCTCAGGAAGGCCCCCAGGAGGCGCAAGGCGCGCACCAAGGGGAGGGGGAGGGCCTCCGGCCATGCCCGGCGCTCCAAGGCGCGGCGTGCTCCCGCCGGCGAAGCGGAGCGAGGCGCTGGGCCGGAGGCCCCTCCCCTGCCAGGCCCTCCATCCTGGGCACGCCCCATCGACTCAACACCTGGTGAAGCGCGTCCAGATGTGGTACACTGAGGCATGAGAAACAACAACAACCGCTACTACTGCCTCACGCCGGCGGCTCACGGCGTTCGCCGCTGTGTCGTGGAAGCGCTGGAACCGCCACGGGGAGCCCTGGTCCGGCTGGTCGAGGATGGTCACCTGATTGCGCGAGTGCCCATCAATGATCTCTTCTGCTCCTGGGACTCGGCCAAGCACGCCTGGATAGCCGACTCGCTCCTCCGCAACCGCCCGCGGTAGTAAGTCGTGAGATGATAAGGACTTAAAACACCATGCCCCGCCCCAAGACGTATCGTTTCAGCGAACTTTGGGAGGAGAATGCCGAGGATCGCGCCAGCGGGGAGGCCCGGCACACCGGAGCGCAGCGCCTCAGTGCCGACCGCCCCCGCCCGGGCCGGCCGACGGGTGCCCGGTTCGCCCTTCGGGCCGCTGCGATGCTCCGCAAGCTCCGCAAGCGACTTTACGCGGGGGACACACAGGCCCAGATCGCGGCGGACCTGGGCATCCCGGAGCAGATCGTGGTGGACTGGGTGCTGGACATAGAGCGCCGGGTGTGATAGGCTCGGGCATGACCTACGCGAAAGACCTCCGAACTGGCCTCGTCCGACCCGCCACCATTGACGAGATCGCCTGCAGCCCGCATCTGGTGCCCTGCCCGGCCCCGTCGCCCCGCCGGCTATGCGAGTCGTTCCAACGGCCCGGCGCTCCGTTCTACATGAGGTGCTCGTGATCAGTCTGAACGACTTCATCTGGGACGTGGTGAGCGGCGGCCCCCACGAGATCCGCCTCCAGATCCGCTGCGCACCGGGCTTGTCAGAGAAAGTAGCCCGACTCCTGACACACCACGGCGCCCCGGCCTCGGCCAGGACGCCCTGTTGCGTGCAGGTGCTCAATGCCGCGGCTCAGCGAGCGACGCTTGAGCTGCTTGGGGTGCTCAGGGGGGCAGTCCGGGCTGCTTTTGAGGAGTGGGAAGCTCTTCGTGCCACCAAGCCGGTCTGTTGGGAGCGGGTTGGGGCCCTCAAGCAGCACATCCTGACGCAGTTCGGTGGGCAGGGATGGGGTGGGGCGCTTGCAAGTTCAGATGACTAGCTAAGTTATATCTAACTTACCCCCCTCCCCCCACCCACCCCAGTCCGCCCCATCCCGGCCCGGGCCGATGCGCTGGCGTGCGTGCGCGGGGGCGCATGAGCGGACACGCGCGTAGGCGCACACAGCACGTGCGACCCTGTCA